ATCATGAAATATTGGAAAAGATGTTTTTTCACTGCATTTTAAAAAATAAAATCCTGAAACGTGTTGGTTCCAATGCTGATGTGTAGCGTGATGACCACCACCTTTTTCACTAAATTCTTGCACCCAAAATTCTGTAAAATGTAAGCTGTGATTTTTTAAATCAAAACCTTGCCAATCTAAAAACTCATAAGATCTTTGTCCTATAAACTGAACTAACTCTTGAGCTTTAGGGTCATTAGAAAAACTTTCACTATGTTTCGATAAACCAAATGTGCCTATATCTTTCTTCCATTTAGGTTCGTTCTTTAATTTATCTTTAAGAACTTTTTCAGCTTTCTTAATGTATTTGTCTGTTAGATTAATTGCCTTTTTCAAAAACATAGGCGCTTCTGCTGCCCATACTGGTGTTTGAAAATAAAATGCAGATTTAAAATCTACATGTCCTTTTGTTTGCTGTGGTGTACTACTTCCGCCTTGTTTCATATTATTTAAATGGATAGCCTAAATTCCATATCACTAGACTATGCCTTACTCCTTTTGTTACTGGTTTAACTCTATGCCATACAAAGCTAGGAAATACGACCAAAGAGCCTTTTGGTAATATCTCAGTGCACGCTCTAATATTAGGTTTTTTATCAGGATCTTCATTCCTAAAATCAAACTCTAATTCTCCACCCTTGTATTCTTTTGGATCTGTCAAACTAACGGTAACAGATAACTTTCTTATTTTTCCTTTCATTGGTCCGTCATGAGGATAAGGTTTATCCCAACTATCACAATGCCAATCATAATACTGACCTTTTTTGTATATGGTAAACTGACAAGATTCAGAATAATCCCACTCATAATTCCAACCTGCGTTTTGATTTGCCATTCTAACGTAAGGTTGAATTTCTTTATATATCCATCTATCGTTCATCCAAACAATATTTGAATCTCTTTTCTTTTGTATATTTTTTATTTCATCTTTTGTTAAAGGTTGTTTATTTAAATCTCTGTCTCTACCATAACCACCCGTAATAGCTGTTTCTTCTCTCATTTTTTCTGTTTTACCATATTGAACAATCATGTCACAAATTCTAGGTGGTATCGCAGACTGAAAGTACCAAAAGTAATTAGATATATTCATAGTTAATTGTTAGAATTACATTTAAACCGTTAGAGGTGTTAGGCGAAAAAGAATATTTATTAGTAGATGGAAACATTATAAAATGATTATCTTTTATAGGTACGTGCCAAGTTCTATTTTTTCTTCTGTTATCATCAAATTCAATAATACACTCTGACGATTTTTCCTTAACATCAACACCATAAATAAATGTGTAGTCTGATGAACCACGTAAATCAACGGGATCAACTTGATGTCTTGTCCAAGATTTTTCTTTAGGATGCATAACGTTGCCATGCGCATTTTTAAATACTAAAGTTTTACCGTACTCAGCTCTCCAATGATCTCGCATATAATCTTGCAACCATTGAAAAGGTTGAGAGAAAGGCGCAACATAATCATCAAAAGCATAAGCTTTAGGATTATCACTAATTCGTTTTTGTTTTATGTAAGATTCTATTATGTCGTTTCTTATTTGATCACGGTCAATCTCGAAACCCTTTGGCATTTTAATTTCGCCAATATACACATCAACCTCAGATAACACCACCTTCTGCATAAACTATCTTGCTACTTTATTCCAACTCCCGTTAGCTTCATCCCATTCATATCTATGAGTAGTCATTTCTTCTTCTGTAAGCTCGGGTTCATCACCTGCTGGTGACTGCCATCTTGCTTCTGCTATATTAAGAACCCAACTAGCGTAAGGTTTTTTACTAATGAAAATATCATTATCTTCATCGTAGGTCATACCAATACCAGCATAATTACCTCTAAATGCTTTTGAGTGATCACCTGATGAATGTTTATTGCCTGCTGTATTATAAGATGTTTTTTTCCATAAAGGCCAGCCGTGGATTCTTTCCAAGAACTGTCTTCCTACTTCTTCATCTTCAATACCATCAGCATTTCGACAATCTTTATCAGCTACAACTTCAACGTTGATAACTTTATTGTTTGCTCCTAGTTTTGCGTAATGTGCCATAATATTCTCCTTATATGTTAATTTTAAGTTTATTTCAACTATTGAAATTTATATCTTATTATTACTACTCCTGATCCTCCAGCACCGCCAACTCCTGGAGTATTTGTTGGTGATACATTGGTTCCACCACCGCCGCCTCCTGTATTAGCTGTGCCTGCATTTGCTGAACCACAAGCTGAATTTTGTGCGTTTGCTCCACCACCTGTTCCACCTTGTCCATAACTCGGAGCGCCTGGCCAAGAACCAGAACCTGAACCACCTCCGCCTCCACCTCTTGATACTGGTGAACCTGTTATTGAAGAAGCAACTCCATTACCTCCATTTCCACCTTTTGCATTTGGTTGTGGACCTGCTGCATCTCCTCCGACTGCACCAGCACCTCCACCTGAACCTCCGGCTTCAGGAGATGAAGCTCCTCCATTGTTTCCTTGCGGTGGACTTACTGGCGGTGTATTTCCTGAACCTTGATTTGCACCAGATACTGGCGATCCACCTGGACCACTTCCTCCTCCACCTGAGCCACCTGATTTTCCTGTTCCAACTGGACTAGGATGTGCTTGATTTCCTCCACCAGCACCACCTCCTCCTGCTGAACTAATTGTGCTAAAAACTGAAGCCGCACCACTATCACCATCACCATTTGTGGAATAAGGATTATTTGTTCCTCCTGCACCACCTGCTCCAACTGTAACTGGATAAGTTTGTACAGATACTGGTAAAGCTGCTACACAAGCTCCTAAACATGAAGCTGTATAACTTCCTGATGCAACACCTGAAGACTCTCTATAACCACCGGCACCACCTCCGCCGCCACCCCATTCACCAACTGCTCCGCCACCACCAGCACCCACAACTAAATAATCTACTGTGTTTGATCCTGCAGAAGTGCCCGCATTTGATACAACAAAAGTAGAAGTGCTATTAAAAGTATGAATTTTAAAATTACCAGAAGTAGTAACTGTCCCACCTGTTGCTGCAACAAATTGTGCTCCTACAACAGTATCGTCTGTTTGTACGTTTAACCAACCTTGTGTAGCATCAACAAAAACTAAAGTAATTGAATCTCCATCTGCACTTAAAGTTGCATCCAAACATGCTGAAGCTATTTTTGAACCATTCCTTCCGACAGTTACATTGTTACAAGAAAAAGTGCCTGCGTAATCTTTTATTGCAACAATATCTCCAGCAGTAGGACTTGAAGGTAGAGTTACGGTAACGACACCAGACGTAGTGTTAACAAAATAACCCTTACCATTTTCTGAAGTAAAAGGTGAAGTTTTTGCAGTTGTGCACCAGTTAACCGTGCCTGTTCTACCAAACCCAGTTTGTGTAGCACCGCAAGCTAAAGTTACAGCTGTGCAAGCGCCACCTAATGTAAGTGTGCTTCCTGATCTTTTTTCTATTTTATTTACTTTAATTGTACTCATTATTGAAATTTATACCTTATAATTACTATTCCTGAACCACCTACTCCACCGCAACAGTTTCCTCTTTGTGCAGCACCTCCACCTGAATTAACTGTGCCATTACGAGGTCCTTGAGTTGGTGAGGGTATAGGATTACCTGTTCCCCAACTTGCGGCACCGCCGCCTGCTCCTCCTGATGCGTAAGTTGGATTAGGTTGACTTAAAGAATAAATACCACCACCTCCACCACCACTGAAATATCTTAAATTTGCATTGGGTCCTGGACCTCCAACTGGATTAGAAGGACTTGCTGGTGTTCCAGCTTTTGTAATTCCTGTTCCATGACCAGCTCCACCGTTTCCACCTCTAGGGTTAGTTCCTGCACATCCAGTTGCACTGGCTCCACCACCGCCTCCAGCTCCAAGTTGAGGGAAAGTTGGGGCATTACTAGCTCCTCCAGGATTACCTTGAGGGGGACTAACTGGAGGTGAATTTCCTGGTCCAGCTCTTGGACCGGGGTGAGCACCACCGCCTCCTGAACCTCCACTACCACCTGGATTACATGGAAATCTACCACCTATACCACCTCCGGCAGAAGTTATTGTTGAAAAAGTTGAAGAACCGCCTTGAGTCTGACTAGGAGCAGGACCTGTAGAAGCTCCGCCTGCACCTACCGTAATT